AGCGCAAGAGCGCCAGAGCTTCCGCCACCCTGAAGCGGAGCCGTCGTGGTTACGGCGGTTATATCGCCCTGGTCATTATTGATCCAAGTGAACGCCATATTAGTCGCGCTAGTTTTTGAAAGCACCTGTCCAGTCGTTCCGCCTAGTAAATACTGCATAGACGTATCGACGCCTTGACCGAATACCGCGAAATCCGCTGGGAGATCAGTTACCAAGTCGGTAGCCGTCGGCATAACCCAGCCGAAGTTAGTAGTTGGATTAGCCATTATTTCTCCTTAATTGACGACTAAGGCGTGCGCCCAGTCGAGTGTACCCGATAGCGTGTTCCAGAGTTCTGAGACACTCACTTCCGCCCAGTCCATCGCTTGAAGGCTAAACGCTATCGGCGATAAGAAAAGAGTTAGCGAAACTTGGTTATAGCTTGTTGAGAATTGCCAGCCTTCGATAAAGCCCTGAAAGCTTCCTGAATTCATATTTAACGGCAAGTCCGAAAGATTGACGGGCTGACCCATAAAGACATTGAGAAGCGAATCGCGGTCGGCGTTGCCTATTTCTGGATTAGTTAGCGCATAGGTAATTGATTCAAAATTAGCCTGCGGATTGGCGCGGAGTGTTAAATAAAAGTTAGCCTGGCTAGTTGCGTCGGCGACGTGCTTTATTGTCGTATTTATTACCTGACCCAGTTCGCCGTATAAGTTAATTGAATCGGTGTCGGAGACGCTAACCGTGCTGGCAGAATTTGCGTCGTAATTGATTGAGACCGAATTTCGAACATCTCCGCCTTTAGTTCTAATCTTTAGACCACGGCTTAACGCGTCATTAGCTGAAAGTTCTGTATAACCATTAGTGGCTAAATAAGTTGATCTGTGAGAACTATCGGCATACCCGATTTGCCCCTGCGCCGTCTCGTATAAATACCCAAGTCCAGAAGTAGCGAGTGCAGATACTAGAGAATACATATCTATTCGACTAGACGTTCTCGCCGCCAGTTCGTAATTGCCTGGAGTGTCTATCTCTCCTAGCCCTGTATTTTGCGCGTCTGCCCAGGTTTCTGTGGCTGGAGTGTAAGTCGCCCACGTTAAAGCTGGCGGAACTTCGCCCCAGTTATTTAATAATAAATCTTGAAGAATTGCGAGTATCTGATCTCCGTCGAAATCTTGACTTAATACGCCAGAAGTTAACGCTTTAGGTAATCGAGAGAGAGCGCCTAGAGCTGTTACCGAGACGGTCTGCGTGTAGGCACTTGATCCAGAAGAAGTTACTTCGATTCCGAATTCACTTACCGAGCCGCCGAAGATTGGAATATAGGTAGCAGTTGAATCCTGAATCTCGACGGACAGAGAGTCGTTAATATCTATTAACACGGCGGCTTGGTTAGTGTTAATGATTCGAAGCGAGCAGTAGCCAGCGACGGCTTGTTCGTAGATATTATTTCGACCGCTTTCAATAGTCATTGAGGCAAGAGTTACATCGGTGTATTCAACCGAGTTAATCTTTAAGCGCCAGACTGGAGTAAATACGGTCATTACGTTACCGCGTTCTGGAATCTACCAGCGCCGCCAGTTCCACGGTCGAAGGATTCGTTAATGACGTTCACGATTGCTCTGGCTGTACCTTCGGAATCAATAGCACCGCTTACGTTATTTGTTATGTTAATCGTATCGCCGCGCTCGCCAGCTCTGAAAGCGGCGGCTCCAGCGGCTATTGAAGTAACACTCTGGCTAGGCATTGAAGCCGCTATCGAAGTCGGCAAGGTAGTACCCGAAGCCGTGCCAGTAATTACAGGATTAGTAATTTTAGGAATCGGAACGGTTGGAACTGAGACACTAGGAGCGTTTACGGCTGGCGCGGATATTGTCGGAACGCTAATAGACGGCGCTGAAATTTTGCCGATATTAGGTAAGAATGGAATCGAATTGTAAGCGCCTATAAGCCCGTTGATCCCTGCAACGGCTCCCTGAATAAGTGTATTAAGTCCACGAATGACGAATCCGATTGTATCGATTACACCGTTCGCGATATTGGCGATAACTGTAAACGCACCGCCTAAGACTTTAGATAATACTGGAACGATATAGGTAACTATGAATTGACCGAATGCTAATAGTTCCGCTTTATTATCTTGAATAGCCTGCGTAACTGGCTCAAATATCTTAGCGAATCGACCTATTGCTGGAATTATATTATCGACGACGTAAGTAACTAACTGTTGCAGAATAGGTAATAGTTTTGCTCCGACTGATTCTTTTGCTTCGTCGAAAGTAACTTTAAGAATGGCAAGGCGTCCAGCGAATGTATCCGCATTAGCGGCGGCGGCTCCGCCGAATAGTTCTGAGAGCTTGCCTTGAACATCGGTGAAGCTCATAGTCTTTAATTCGGCGGCGGATAATCCGATTCCAAGTTTTCCAAGTGCTACGGTATTTCCATCATATGCGCGACCGAGCGCGTTAGCGATTGTTTCGACTGGCTTACCGGTGGCGATTGAAATGTCTAAAGCTTGATTAAGTAACTTCTGCGAGATTTCAACATCGCCCGTTGATCGTGCTAACCGAGCTAATGCTGGACGTAACTGTTCATCGGCTACGCCCGAAGATAATGACATTTTTAAGATATTGGCTTCAACGGCTTTAATCTGATCCTGAGTAGCGCCAGTAGAATTCTCTAAAGCTTTAGCCAGTTTGACTTGCGCCTGTTCATCTTCTATCGCGGCTTTAACGCCCTCGACGCCTATCTTGATTGCGTATGCGCCAGCGGCGGCGGCGGCGGCGGCGAACGCCAGCCCTGCCTTCTTTCCAAAATCGGATAGTTTACCGCCGAAGCCTTCGACTTCATTTGTACCCTTATCAAGATTCTTAGTTAGGTCGCTTATATCTGCGAGAAGCTTTAACGTTAACGCTCTGGATTCAGCCATTACCATTCCTTCAATACGCGACCGAATGCGGCAGTCCAGCGAGATACGATTTCAGGCTGAATCTCGCGAAGTGTTGGATAGATAAACCAGCCGCGAGAGCCGCGACCTTCTCTACCTGACCAGACTGGGAACTGTTTATAAGTATTGGAACCGAATTCAAATCCGCCCCAGAGTTGTTTAGTATTTCCACCGCCCGAAAACTTCTGCCCAATATAACCGAAAGTTACCTCGCCTATCTTGCTTGACTTCTTGACCTTTGAACCTTCGGCAATTCGAGAAGCGGCAACGCGAGAAGTATTAAGAGAATGCGATTTATCAATAATCCGCGATCTAGCGAAGTCTGAAATCTGCCCAGTCTGATTCTTAGCTTCTGTCTGCGCCTGTTCGTCCATCGCCTTAAAAGCTTTCATAACCGCGCGAAGTTGAGTTTTATCTAGTGCGAACGCTTCACTTTCCATCGTTGCGCCTTTCTAGTATCTCGACCGCCGTTAATAAATCTTCCGCGCTCTGCCATTCACTCATTGGAATTCCCGTAGCGACTGCGACCTCTACGAGAAGCCTTCCTATGCTTCCTGGCTTATGTCTTTTGGGTCAGCTTCTCCGACTGTTATGTCGGCGATAGTTTCGCACCAAGCCTCGTAAGGTTTGACGGGTTTACCGCCAGCCTCGCGCTTCATAGCGTGCCAGCCTAAGAACATTAGATCGGCGATTCCGATTCTGTCCTGAGCCTGTCCTATCGTGTAACCCGTCTTTACTTCCCACTTAGCCCACTCAGGCGGCGAAGCGACATAAGTATTCGTCTCGCCAGCCTGGGTAGTAACCGTGATATTTAGTTTCATTTCTGCTCCCGATTCTGTTTAGTTTATGAAATTGTTAAGACTGGGGTAGTTGAACATAACATCGCCCAAGTATCTGTCTGAGCGCCTGGAGCGGCTCCGCCAGCGGTAGGAGCGACTGGGAATGCGTTACCAGCGAACGAAGCGCCAGTAGCAGTTACCAGAGTGAATGCTAAAGCTGTATTAGGTGCAGAAGTAAACGCAGTCCACATCGCTTCAAATAGCGAAGAAGCTACGCCCCAGTCAGCTAATAATTCAAGATTAAGTGTCCATTGATCGTCAATGTGTTTGTACGCCTTGCCATCGAGTGTTTGATAAGTGTCAATTACTGGCGCGTTTACTAGCGTGATAGCCGTAGTCTGCGCGTCATAGTTAACAGCCGCGAGAGTGATTGTAATATCGCGACCCGTTACGATTGTTGTTGCCATTATTGCTCCTTAGATTGATTGTTGCGTGTAGTAAGTGCTGACCGCGAGATCGGCTACGAGTAATGGACTTGCGCCCACTTGCGTAACGGCTGGACGATCTACATCGCCCACGACGTATCCCGACGGCATAGCGCCGAGAATGCTAATTATTAACTGTTCTAAATTATCTAACGAAGCCGCATTGGAATAATAAGCAACGGCGGCTGTAACCGTAAAATTAATTTTAACTTTTGTTACTGATCCATTTATTAAAGTACTTTCAAGATACGGCGCGGCTGGAATAATTATTACGGCTGGCGGAATTACTGATTCTGGAACTGATCCATAAACCGAAGCGGTAACCGAAGCCAGAGCGGTGGCTAACGTGCCGCGGACATTTGTAGCAATAGTAGTTGGCGTTGGCATTACATCGCCATAGTCTCGACATCAATGTAAGGCGAAAGTAATCC